AGTTAAACTCATTATTTAAGAACTTTCTTTAAAACTCCACCTATAACTTCAAATATAATAGTAAAAATCTTTTCTTCAACCTTTTCAGAAAGAAATGGAATATCAATAGCTTTATTTACTTTATCAACTAAAATTTTCTTACCTTCTTCATCTTCAAAGAAATACATAATTTTATCTTTAACAGATAAAGATACTTCAGCTTTAGCTTCTTTTATCTCTTCTTCTATAGCGTCTTTAAAATTATTTTTAATTTCGTCGCCATCAACTCCGACTTTGTCTAATAAAGTGTTTATTTTATCAAAATTCATTACTTTCTCCATCTTAAAGGTTATTCTATTGTCTATATAAAAAACTGGTAGATTTGATACCGATACATTGTTCATTTCTTATATTTATC